GGGCAAAGACGAGGAAAGCTGGTCTGTCGCTTTCGACGTGATCGAGGGTGACCTTGAAACGGCTGAACCCTGGCTGAGGCTGGACGCCTACCTTAAACAGGTATGGCGCCGCGCTGACGGTCGGGGTTTTACCATCATGGCCGCCTGCCATGACTCCGGCGGTAACCATACGCAAAAAGTGTATGAGTTTTCTCAGGAAAGACTGGGGCGAAGGATTTGGGCGATCAAAGGCGAATCTGCCACGGGGGGTAAGCGTTCACCCATCTGGCCGAATAAGCGTCCGACGTCGAAAACCCGCGCAAAATTCCGTCCGATCATTCTTGGCGTCAACTCTGCAAAAGATTCCATCCGCTCCCGATTACACATAGAGCAGCCCGGTCCCGGTTACATGCACTTTTCTACCGATCGGGATATGGGGTATTTCACGCAGCTCACAGCGGAACGGTTAGTCATGAAAGAAGCCGCCGGACAGCGCTACAGCGTGTGGGAGTTGCCGCCGGGCAAAGCCAACGAAGCCTTGGACTGCAGAGTTTACGCTTACGCCGCCCTATGCGGCTTGTTCCATGCAGGCCTTAAATTAAATGCCAAAGCGATAGCTTTGGAAAATAACCCTGACACGTTATTGCCTCCGGCGCCGGAGCCTGAAGAAAAACAGGACCTTCGTTTACCCGGCGTCATTATTACCGAACCTGAAAAACCTCAGCGCAAACCACTGTACAAACGCCTGGCTAATTAAAAAGGAATCCTATGTTCGATCCCAACTCCAGTTTATTGGCTGGTGCGCTGACCCGTGACCAGTTGACGGCGGCATTAACAGCGGCCCAGCAGGCCTATCTAGAGCTGTCGTCCGGCGCCAAAGGGGTTTCTTTCTCGTACGCGCAGGGCGACGGTACCCGGTCGGTGAGCTATCAGCAAACCGATATCAGCCAGCTCACCGCGCTTATTCAACTTCTGCAGGCCCAACTGGGCATCGTGCCGCGTCCGCGCAGGACGTTAAGGTTCAGGTGGTGATGAAAACCGGAGAAGTCAGGATCCTTGGGCCTAATGGCCGACCATTACCTCCTTCAAACCGCCGCGCATCGATGCTGAATGGCTCAGGCAGCGTGCCTTATGATGCCGCGGATTCCTTCAGCGATTCTATGGCTAACTGGCAACCTGCACTCTGGTCGCCAGATAACGAAGTTAACATCTACCGTGACCGCATTGTTTCTCGCGTTCGCGACATGGCACGTAATGACGGATGGGCCTCCGGCAGCGTCACGCGAATTCTTGATAACGCCGTCGGCGCAAACTTCCGTCCGATTGCCAAAGTCGATTATCGCGCGCTGGCCATGCAAACCGGCATTAAAGCCTTTGATGCCAAATGGGCGGATGAATATGGGCGAGCTGTTGAGGCCGCCTGGCGCACTTGGGCAAAAGACCCTAACTATTATTGCGACGTTGAAAGAAAAAAAACGGTGTCCCAGATGCTGCGTCTGGCGTTTCGCCACAAGTTAGTGGATGGGGATGCGTTGGCAGTCCTGCAATACCGAACCGACCGGCTAGGGCATGGTCGCGCGCGATATGCCACAACGGTGCAAATTGTTGATCCAGATCGCCTGAGCAATCCCCAGCAGGTTTTTGACATGCTGAACATTCGCGGTGGCGTCGAAATCGATGATGACGGTGTGCCGGTGGCGTACCACATTCGAAAAGCACACATGGGCGACTGGTGGAGCGCTGAAAAAACCATGACGTGGGAACGTATTAAGCGCGAAACAGCATGGGGACGACCAATAGTTGTTCATGATTTTGACAGTGAAAGAGCAGGTCAGCACCGCGGTACCAGCGTTTTCACGCCTATCGTTCAGCGTCTGAAAATGCTGATCAAATATGACGAGGTAGAACTTCAGGCATCCATCCTGAATGCCATATTTGGGGCATACATCACTTCGCCATACGACCCAAGACTGTTCGAAGACGGACTCAAAACGGATGACGTTCTCGAATATCAGGATATGCGTACCGATTTTCATAAAGACAATCGTATTTCGCTGCAAAGCGGTGCACGTATGCCTATTTTGGCTCCTGGTGAAGAGGTTGCCACCGTTAATGCCGCTCGGCCAACAAGCAATTTTGCAGCGTTCGAAAGCGCAGCATTACGCAACGTGGCCGCTGCACTGGGTATTTCCACCCAACAGCTGACGCAGGACTGGTCTGATGTGAACTACAGCTCAGCCCGCTCCGCGATGCTGGAAGCCTGGAAAACGCTAACACGCCGTCGTGACGATTTTGCCAGTGGTTTTGCCCAGCCGATTTTCAGCAGCTTTATCGAAGAACTCCATGACCTCGGTGAGGTTCCTCTTCCCGTTGGCGCGCCGGAATTTCTGGCGGCCAAAGCGGCCTATTGCCGTGCGCAGTGGATGGGACCCGGTCGCGGCTGGGTTGATCCCGTTGCTGAGAAAAAAGGCGCGATCCTCGGCATGGACTCCGGCATGTCTACGCTGGAAATGGAGGTGTCAGAGAACGTCGGCGAAGACTGGGAAGAGCTTCTCGATCAGCGGGCGCGTGAAGTCGAAGCGTTTAAAGAGCGCGGTTTGCCGGTGCCTTCATGGGCACAGGTTGACACCTTTGCCCCTCAAACAATTAAAGACCCGGAGGCACAGTGAATTTACCCCATCTAGCGCAGCGTCTGTTTAACACCCCGCTGGCGCTGCATCCCCGTAAAGCTGAAGTCGTCATGGCCGCGCTGACTGACCGTTTCGGCCTGACGCGCATTCAGTCAATGTCTGACTGGGAGGATGACGATGACAGCGCATTTACCCGAAAGGCCCGTGATACGGGCTATGACGTGGTAGAGGGTGTCGCGGTGATCCCGATACAGGGCACGCTGGTGCAGAAGTTGGGCACGCTGCGACCCTACAGCGGTATGACCGGGTATGACGGCATACGCGCCTGTTTCCTTCAGGCGCTGAACGACAGTGAAGTCAAAGCCATTTGCCTTGATATCGATTCACCAGGCGGCGAAGTGGCCGGGTGTTTTGATCTGGTCGACGTCATTTATGCTTCACGCGGCAGTAAACCCATCTGGGCAATCTTGTCGGAAAGCGCTTACTCAGCGGCCTACGCGCTGGCCAGTGCCGCAGACAAAATTATTGTTCCGCGCACCGGCGGCGTCGGCTCAGTGGGGGTCATCGTGATGCACGTTGACTGGTCACAGAAGATTAAAAGTGATGGTCTGCAGGTCACCATCATAACCTACGGCGACCGCAAAGCTGAGTCCAATCCGTATGAGCCATTAAGCGACACGGCGCGCAAAGCCATTCAGTCAGACATTGATGAGATGGGTCGCCTGTTCGTGAGTACCGTCTCCCGCAATCGCGGGATAGCAGAAAGAACCGTCCGTGATACCGAAGCCGCCTGTTTCCTGGGCGCCGACGGTGTGCAACTGGGACTGGCCGATCAGGTGTCCTCACCGGATGCGGCATTCCGCGATTTATTACAATTGGTTGGAGAATAACAATGTCAGTGAAAACAAAGAAAATTCGAGGTTTTGCGCACTTGTTTGGTTTTGCCGCGAACGCGTCAGAAGAAGATGAAGACGAGAAAGAAAAATCCAAAAAGGCCAAAGCACGTCGGGCTGAAGAAGACGAAAAAGATAAAGAGGACAAAAAGGACGATTCTGAGGAAGACGATGATAAGAATAAGTCCAAAAAGTCCAAGCGCGCCAAGGGGGAAGATAATTCTGACGGCAATGATGATGAAGACGATGACGACGACGCGGATGCTGACGAAGGCGACGACGATGACGGCGATGATGAAGACGAAGATCGTGATGTCAAAAAGGGCCGCCGCGCTGAGCGTAACCGCGTTTCGCGCATCCTTGGCAGCAAATATGCCGCGGGTAAAGGGCCACTGGCCGTTTCTCTGGCTATCACCACGGGCATGAGCTCGGCCGCCGCTATCCGCGTGCTGGCAAGCTCTGGCCCGATGCAGGCGCCGCAGCAGTCTCGTCGTTTATCTCTGGACGAACGTATGTCCAAAGTGGAAAACCATCAGTTGGGCAATGACGATACGGGCCCGTCGGGGAATGCAAACTCAGTGGTCTCCCGTGCGGCCGCTCTCTACAACCAGGCTAAGGGTAAAAAATAATGACTGTAAATTCAGTGGGGCAAAATGCCTGGGTTCCGGGCGTGCAACATGACACCTTCATTCCGGATCAGCTGTTGTCCGGTCCTCTGCAGGTGGTATCCGATACGGTGACCATCCTGACCGGCTCTGCGGCAACCTATAAGCGCGGCACCGTGTTGGGTGTGATCACTGCCTCTGGGAAATACACCCTGAGCGTGGCGACAGCAAACGATGGCAGCCAGGTTCCGCAAGCCATTCTGGCCGATGATGTGAATGCCACCATGGCGGACACGTTAGCCGGCGTATATCTGATGGCCGAAATCAATAAGAACCGCATTACCTTCGATCCGAGTTGGACGCTCGCTACGCTCAAACCTGCGCTCCGTCCGTTTGGTATCTTCCTGCGCGACAGCGTTCAGGCACCTGCCAGCTAAACACCCGTTTTAATTTAATCGCCTTCTTCGCATGCCCTTCACCGGGCAGGGTGTTGTGCGTCTTTTATTTATCCCGGCCAACAGGTCGGGACACAGAGAGAATAAGCCATGTCCCAAACTATTTACGATACCGTTTCGCTGGTCGGGTTGGTACCCAATCTGATGACGTCGCAAAACTTCATCCTCGACCGCTTTTTCCCGAACATCGTGACCAGTGACGATGAATATGTGGCGATTGATGTAGATATCGGTCTTCGTCGTATGGCGCCGTTCTGCTCACCGCTGGTCGAAGGTAAGCTGGTGGAAAGTCGCCGCTACCAGACCGACAAGTTCAAGCCTGCCTACATCAAAGACAAGCGCGCCCCAGATCTGCGTAAACCGATCCGCCGCCAGATTGGTGAGCGCATCGGCGGAGAATACACCGCCGCAGAGCGTGAAATGCTGAACATCCAGTTCGAGATGAGCGAC